CCCAGAAAAAGCGCTGTAACACCCTGAATCTAAAAGAGAAACCCATGCAAACATGGGTCATTAGCAAAGTAAATTTAGACCAAATAACAAAGTAATAAAAAGTTTCCCGAACGGGAAGAATGTAAGAAAAAGTAGCCAAAAATAGGAAAAAGTGCGTGATCGGGAAATTATTAAATGACTCATTAATAAGGCTTTAACCTATTTAAGGGTTCTTTAATGAGTCAACAAAATGGTAAATAAACCCCCAAACCGCCCCTATTTGTCAACAAAATGGTAAATAGCCCTCAGACATGTCAACAAAACTGCAAATTTTATATATAAAAAATCCCTCAGTCTTTTGAACCGAGGGACAAAACCCGTGAAGGGGTAGGTGACAACAAGAAACACAGAAGCTGGAATCAGTATATCACGTCCACCCTAAAGCAGATACACGCTTTACTTCACGATACACTGGTGTAGCGTATCCTTCTCCTGCCGTAGCGATATGCAGCATCAAGTACTGTAGGGCTTCTGCTACGTGCGAATGTTTGTTCTTGTCAATATCCCCATCCCCTTTGGGTTTATAGCGGTAGCCCCCCATCATGGCAGCCTTGAGGTGAGTACACCGTGGGTCAAGCAAGAACGCAGGGTCGCCATCCACTTGGCGCATCAGGTACTCATCCACCGCATTAATCCGTGCCGACACATTATTCGTCTTCGCAGGGAATACTTTGAACCCCTCCGCCTTGATGATGTCTACCGCACTGCGCTCGTCGGTCTGCGCTCGCTGCACTCCCGCTGGGTCAGTCACAATCAGGATGGGCGAACCGGGAAAGCGTTCGTAGATAAGCGGCTTGAGTACTGTCCGTAAGAATCGCTGGATACCCATATCAAAACTGACAGCCTCGTCAAGTATCAGTGCCCGACCACGAGGGTCTTGCTGTCCAATCACGGCAGCTGGGGTTAACCCTAAGTCCATCCCGATTACAATCGGTCTGATCCCGTTGGTTATTATCCGTATGGATTCTTTAGCCATGTGGTAGTCCGGCCTGAAATACTTATACACCGGCATACCTGCACTGGACAGCCCGTACTCTCCGTCGATATACACCCGAATGTATTCTTCACTCCGACCCTGTGTATCGTAGTACCCATCTGGCAAGTTGTTGATGTTCTCTGCGTAGGGGCTACGACCCGACGGTTGCTTAAATACATCCCACCCGTTGTTGTTCGGTGATACCCCATCCTTAATGTCAAGCCCCTCCATCTGGTAATACCACCACGTATCCATTGTTGGCGGGTTGGTATCTGCCCACATCCCGTGCCAACTCGGGCCACCGTCTTTACTCGACGGAAATCGCCCTATCCGTTTTGACATCGCATCCACAATGTCTGGGTGAATATCTCGGCACTCGTTAAACCAAGCGAAGGACAATTCCAAAGAGTTCAAATTCGCCACGTCGTCAGCATCATCTAACGCCCTGAACATAATCTCACACTCTACATCCCCGACTTTAAAAAAGTAAGTCTTAGTCGTACGCATATACTGCCCACACTGCCCCGGCGGAAACCAGTCCAAAAAGGTCTTGATGGTCGTATCCTGCAACTGCCGCACCGTTTCCCGGACAACAGCCGCCCGTGTTTTGCGTATGCCGTTCACGTTGGGTTCTTGCATTGACGCTCTACGCACTACCTCAAACGAGCAAGTTACACTCTTGCCACTCCCCACAGGGCCGACAAGCACCCGCATCTTGGCATCACTTGCCATGAACTTCTTACCCGTAGGCGGTGGCGTGTAGTCTATCTCAAGTGCCATCAGGTTTGCTCCACCAACATCACGATGAACTCACGCCCCCGCTTTTTGGACTTGTGAATTTTAGTACGGTAGGACTGCTGAACTTCTTTTAACGCTGCCCCTATGTTGTTTGCTTCAGAGGAACTTCTAAACCGTGCTGCAACAAACCCCTCGTGGGTTTCATTAAAAAGACTCGTTATGCTCAATGGCAGTGACATCTTCAATCTCCATGGTGGTTGCTTCAATGGTACGGGCATCTTGGGGGCTGTTGCCAAGGTTGATAGTAATACGTACTCCACCACCACCGGTATTCTCCTGAACCGTATTACTTGGCTCTAAACCAGCCCACTTCACTGTGGACTTAATCAGGTCAGCCTTGACCGCAGGCGATACCGCAGGATCGTGGATTAATAAGTAGGATGTAGTCAGTAATTCTTCTGCCTGTGCACGGGCTTTGAGTTTAAAGGTAATACCTTTATCCCGTACTTCGAGGCGGTATACCTCTACCTTTTTTAAGAAGATGGGGTCTGCGTTAAATGCCAAGATCGCATTAGCGTCAATCTGGTGGCGGGTCATTACCTCTTGAAGCGTTTCACCACTGCCCTCTAGCGTCAGCGCAACATCGAGCGCTAAGCGGTCTGACCATTTGGTGTGGTGGAGCGGGAGTGTATCCATAGTGGCAAAGATTAGTTCCGAATTACAACGATGTCAAGGGGGTGCATAACTTTACACGTTACTTTGTACAGCCAGAAATTTTTTTAATTTCTTTTTTACCTTCTTATGTTGCTTAGCCTTTTTCATTTCTTTCTCATCATGGTGGTGTATCCGGTGGCAGTTGGCACACAGCACTACGCATTTGTCCACCTCTTGCATGATGCGCTTCCAGAAGTGCCCGTTGCTCACCAAGAGGTATAGCTTTACGTCGCCTTTGCTTCTAGTGACGTGGTGAAAGTCTAGTGTTGCTGGGTGATTCTGCCCACATCTTGTGCAGTGCAACGTCGCTTTATACTCCGCAAACCGTTTAGTAATCTTCTTCCTAACATCACTGCTGTTCTTAATTATTTGCTTTTTGTTTTTCTCGTAGTATTTTTTTGAGGCTAATTTTTGCTTTTGCTTCCTTATCTCGAGGTCTTTGTACGGCATCTAAACACTTTCTCCAGTACAGGGTATCGTTATACCCCCACGGTTTTGTAGGATCAAACATTCTAAAGCCGAACTCCGCAAGGTTATTAGCCGATGGGTGGTTATCTCTTGTGTCCGAAATTAACCATTTATACCCGACTTGTCTTGCTTTTTTGATTCTAACCGCAATTAGCCTCTTTTGTATACCATGCCCTCGATAGGCAGATAACACTCCAGCACGGCATAAGTATCCGCAGTCGTACCATGTAAGCGACCGAACCAATCCAGCAAAACCAATCGGTATGTTGTCCGCGTACACAATCCACCACCACCCCTTCGTCACGTCATACACCCGATCTTGGGGTAGGCACTTCTTTTGGAGGTACGCCAGCGTCGACACCGCTTGGGGGTCGTTGGTATTAACGCGGCGCGTGAGTAGTTGCATAGTGTAATTATAAATAAGTATATGAAGGTTTGATGAATTAAAGTAAGGGCATAACTTTACATGTGGTATTTTGGAGCCTGTGTTATGTGAGGTTTACTATACTAGGGGGGGCTTGCTTTTTCGCTGTCCATGTAGCCCCTTCGACAAAAACAACGCAAACAATTCCAATTGGGCATATTTGACGCAATCGTATAGTTTAGCTAGTCTGAAATTACTGAGTCGCTTTGACTCAGTTTCTCGCAAGAGAATCTTTCTTTAATAATATGGAGATTTATATGTCTGCTAAGACTTTTGAAGGATCAGTTTCTATCGTTCTCAACACCAAAGGTGAGATCGCTCTCAAGCGTGACCCAGAAGGTAGTTTTAATGCGGTAAATGCTTCCGAGTGTTACCTCAAAATGAAGCACCTCGCAATGAGTACTAAAAAGGGTGATGGTTACCCGATTAATAAGTACTCGCTGTATATCCCTGAAGGTGTCGTTGAGGGTAGTGCTCAAGCTGTTTTACTAGCAAACCGCTACGGAAACCCCTACTTGGCCCTCTTACCAAAGCGTGCCGAGGGTAGTAAGCCAGTTTCCAAAGTAGTTAAGCTGGCGTAGTGAGCAGAGAGAGCCGAAAGGCTCTCTCTCTTTTAACTTTAATGGAGTATAAAATGCAGAAAGATTATTTCAATAATGATTTGGTAGAGCAAGTAGACTACTTTATTAATCACAATAAACTCAAGGGTATGTATACCGATTATGAATGGTTAGATGCGATTGCCAAAATAGTAAACCAGCGTAAATTAACATGGGATACGGTGGATTGCACTACTGGTCTCTCATATAAAAAAGAGTAACCCTAAGACGGGAGTGCAATCTCCCCTCTTTTTAACCCCTTTAAGGAATAATATGATTATCAAATACAAATCACCAATATACAAACTTTTAGCCCTCATGCCGATACATGTTAGCCCCTATAAACTAGAGTTTATACGATATGGCACTAGCTATACTGACTATGTTGCTGTTACATGGAGAAAATTCTAAACCCCTAACCCTTTAAACCCGCCTAGGCGGGT